ATAATAGTACTAAACTAAATAATTTAGATAATAAAGAAGAATTAATATTTAGTAATATATTTTCTACAATAGAAAAAAACTTCGGAAGAACTATAGCACCATTAGAATGTGATGTAATTAAATCTTGGGTAGACAATAACATTTCAGAGGAACTGATTGTTTATGCTACACAGATAGCAGTTTGTAATAATGCTTGCTCGATTAAGTATATCGACCGAATATTAGAAGGTTGGCAAAGAAAGAAAATAACTACATTGGAGCTAGCAAAAAAAGAAAACGAAAAGTTTAAGAATAAAAAAGAATCAAAAACTGATGAAAGAGAGAAATGGGAAAATGAATAAAAAACAATTTAGAGAAATAACAGAAATGTTAGAAGAAAATTACAACAAAAAAATGGATATCAGAATATTCAACTTGTGGTATGAAGAGTTGAGAGATTGTTCTGCTGATGAATACGAAAATATGGTTATAGAAGCTATTAAGACTAAAAAGTTTATGCCAACATTAGCAGAGATAAAAGAATTGAAACGACCTAGATGGTTTGAAATAGAAGTCAAAAAAGTTGAACTTGATCCAGAAGATAAAATAATGCTTGAAGAATTGTTAAAAGATTTTAAATAAAGAAGAGAGGTATGATAAAATGAATAATTTAGTTTTAGTAGGTCGTTTAGCTAAAAGACCTGTATTAGAAGAAACAGAGAACGGTAGAAAGACTACAACAATAGTCTTAGCAGCATCAAGAAACTTTAAAAATGATGTTGGAGAATATGAAACAGATTTTATTCCAGTTAATTTAGTTGGACAAGTAGCAGAAAGTACTGTTGAATATTGTAAGCAAGGTGATGTAATTGGTGTTAAAGGCAGACTAGCAAGATTATCTGGAAATGATTTACAAGTAGTAGCAGAAAAAATAAGTTTTTTATCATCAAGACCAAAAGATTATGATGAAGAAAACGATAGTCAAATAATAGTTGATTAGTAAAAAAGTAAAGCGAGGTAGAAAGAATGAAAGAAGAAATGCAAATAGCAGTGGTAGAACAATTACCAAAAATTACTGAAAAAATTAAAGAAGTCGGAGCAGAATTAGATAAAAGACTTGAAGATCTAAACTTAAATTCATTAGTCTGCAGTGAAGAGACAAGAAAGTCTATCAAAGAACTAAGAACTAAATTAGGGGCAGAACTTAAAGATTTTGAAAGACAAAGAAAAGACATAAAAGAAAAAATCAATGCACCTTATGATTTATTTAATAAAACTTATGAGGCAGAAATAAAGTCAAAATATCAACAAGCAGATTTAACATTAAAGACTAAAATTGATGAAGTGGAGGATAGTTTAAAAGAAAAGACTAAAAAATTAGCAATTGATTATTTTAACGAATATAAAGCTTCCAAGACAGTTATCAAAGATAATTACTTATCATTTGAAGAACTTAATTTACAAATTGGTTTAGATGGTTTAACTGATAAAGGAGCATTGGTAAAAAAATACAAAGATGCAATTATTGAAAAAGTAGACAATGTCGAAAGAGACGTTGAAACAATAAATACTATGGAACACAATAGTGAAATACTTGTTGAATATCTAAAAAATAAAAACTTGTCTTTGGCTATCAAAGAAGTAAATGATAGACATGTAATATTAAATCTAGTACAAAAAGATTACGAAATAGTACAAGAGGAACAAAAGCAAGAAGAAAAAGTAGTTGAGAAAGTAGAAGAAGTGTTATCTGCACCAGTTGAAGAACAAACAACTATTGATGATTTTGAAGAGCAAGAAGAATTATACGAGATGACCTTTAAAGTTAAGGCTACTTTACCTAGATTAAAGGAATTGAAGAAATATTTAATCGAGGAGGGATATATCAATGAATAATCAATTACAAAGCAAACCAAAGTTTAGTTTGGCAATTCAAAGTGAAGGCTATAAAAAATTAATTAATAATACATTGGGAGATCCAAAAAGGTCAGCTAAGTTTATTGCAGCAATAAGTAGTGCAGTAGCTACTAATCCTGGTTTGCAAGAATGCGATGCCGGAAGTATTCTTAGTGGAGCATTACTTGGAGAAGCACTTAATTTAAGTCCAAGCCCTCAATTAGGTCAATACTATTTAGTGCCTTTTGACCAAAAAAAATATAACGAAAAAACAAAAAAATATGAAGTAATATCTAAAAAAGCACAATTCCAATTAGGATACAAGGGATATATACAATTGGCTATTAGAAGTGGTCAATATAAAGATATCGATGTTATAGAAGTAAGAGAAGGCGAATACTTAGGTAGAAATAAAATTACTGGTAAACATCAATTTGAATTTATAGAAGATGAGGTTGAAAGAGAAAATAAACCAATAATTGGTTATATGGCTTATTTCGAATACTTAAATGGGTTTTATAAAAATCTATATTGGTCAAAAGAAAAAATGCAAAAACATGCACTAGAGTATTCACAAGCATATGCAAGTGATGTAAAAAAAGGTACTAATTATTCATTTTGGAGTAAAGATTTCGATGGTATGGCTTTTAAAACTATGCTAAGGCAATTAATTTCTAAATGGGGAATTATGAGTATAGACATGCAAGAAGCTTTAACAAAGGATATGTCAGTTATAAAAGAAGATGGAACTTGTGATTACGTTGATAATCAACCTATAGTATCTGTACCTACTGAAGAAAAAATAAATACCGAAGTAGCAGAAACAACTGAAAAGATTACAGAAGTAAAACAGGTTAATATAAATGAACTATAAAATAATTAATAGTGGCTCTGATGGAAATGGAATGATTATAGAAGATACTATTTTAATTGATTGTGGGATCTCATTTAAGAAATTAAATGAATATTACAAGAGATTAGAAATAGTTCTTCTAACCCATATTCATGGAGATCACTTTAATAAGAAAACTATATCAAAATTAGCAATTGAAAGACCTACATTGAGATTTGGCTGCTGTGAATGGTTAGTAAAAGATTTAATTGAATGTGGAGTAAATAAGAAAAATATAGATGTCTATGAAACAGGCAAAACTTACTCATATAAAACTTTTAAAGTAATACCTATAAAACTATATCATGATGTACCACAATGTGGCTACAAACTAAAAATAAATGGAAATAAATTGATATATGCTACTGATACTAATCGAATAGACCATATAATTGCTAAAAACTATGATTACTATTTTATTGAAGGTAATTATGAAAATGAGGAAGAATTACATCAAAGAGCAGAAAATCGATATTACGAAAGCAGAGTAAAAAATACTCATTTAAGTAAAGTAACTGCAACTGAATGGTTAATCAACAACATGGGAAATAATTCTAAATATATATTTATGCACGAGCATAAGGAAAGGAATAAAAATGATATTAGGTAAAGAAAAAATAGAAGAAATAGAAGAAATAACTATGACTGATTATTGTACAAGAAATGGTTATGCTTCTATAGCAGAAATAGAAATAATGATTGATGATTTAATTAGTGAAGTAAAACATTTACGAGAACAATTAGAAAACTCAAAAGAAATCAGTATAAATGAGCCTGACTACGATGAAATAGGAAAAGATATAAGATTTGGTATGTAGTTGGTGTGGAGAATATGTTTACATCAATAAAAAAGAAGAATTTAAAGATAAATTAATGAAATTATTAGGAGGAATAAAGAAATGAATAAGGCAATATTAGTTGGAAGATTAACTAAAGATCCTGAACTTAAAATGACAGAGAACACTAAAAGAGAAGTATGCCAATTTACTATAGCGGTAAATAGACCATATACAAATGAAGATGGTGAAAGAAAGGCAGACTTTATTAATTGTGTAGTATGGGACAAGCTAGCGGAGAATCTTTCTAAATATCAAAAGAAAGGTAATCAAGTAGCAGTAGAGGGAAGAATTCAAACTAGAAATTATGATGATAAAGATAGTAAGAAAGTATATGTTACTGAAGTATTTGTATCAAATGTTACTTTTCTTGATAGTAAAGGCAGTAACGATAGTGTAAATAATTTAGAAGAACCGCCAGAAAAACCTGGCTCAATAACTACTGAGCAAATTGATAGTATGCCTACAGCAAATGATCCATTTGCTAGCTTCGGAAACGAAGTACAAATTAATGATTCTGATTTACCATTTTAGGAGAAATGAAAATGAAAAATTATTGTGATAAATGTGGTAATTGCAGCAGATGTGGGAATTGTTGCTCGGCTATGATACCACTTACTAGAAAAGAAGAAAAACAAATAAGAAATTATATCAAAGAAAATCAAATTGTACCAGAATTTTTTCAAAATGAAAATAATATAAATTTACAATGTTGTTTTTATGACAGAGAAAAAAAAGAATGCAAAATATATAATGTCAGGCCGAAAATATGCAGAAGTTTTAAATGTAACAGACCTATATCAGAATTAAATAAAGAAAGAGATGAAAATCATACAAAAGTATATTGGAATAATATTGTTGATGGTAAAGAAAATAATATAACTGATATGAGATTGCTATTTTATAATGATCCAAGAAGCTTAATATATAACCTTGTTTATGCAATAACCGATGGAACAATGAAGATGGATGAAGAACGTTTCACGTTTTTAAAAAGATATTTAAATAGTTGTGGGCAAAAAGAATTAGCAAAATGTATGAAAGAGGCCTTTTATGATAGATGATACTGGAAAGATAGAAAAGTTCTTACCACTAATATTTAGATTAGATAAAGATACTGTCTACGATGTAAAGATAGATAAGCATAGAGAAAAGAGAAGTTTAAATGCTAATGCTTATCTTTGGAAATTAGTGACTGAAATAGGTAATGTACTTAACAAGTCTAAAGAAGAAGTATATCTGCAAATGTTAATAGATTATGGTCAATCTGAAATGATAAGTATATTATCCGAAATAGATGTTAAAGGTTACTTTAAATATTATAAATTGGCTGGAACTGGCATCTTAAATGGTAAAGAGTTTAACCATTATAAAATTTACAAAGGTAGTAGTGAGTATGACACCAAAGAAATGAGTATTCTTTTAAACGGTGTAGTACAAGAAGCTAAAAATTTAGGAATAAAAACTAAAGATGATATTGAATTAGAGAGATTGATTAAGGAGTGGTGTTAATGAGAGATTACAGTGTTATTATAAAAAAAGCATTAAAATATTTATCAATGCTAAAAAATGGCAAACAAATTAAAACTGCTCCTCAACTTTTAGATTTAAAGGAAACGATGGAAAAATTAGAGGAACTATTGTATGAAAAGAAATAGTCAGTATGCTTTATACAAAGGAGAAAAGCTTGTTGGAATCGGAACAAAAAAAGAATTAGCAGAACTACTAAAAGTAAGAGTTGAAACAATAGCATTTTATACAACACCAACACACAGAAAAAGAAGTAAAAATGGTTATTGTGTAGTGAAAATAGAGGAGGAAAAAATGAAAGGGGAAATATTAGATATTGGAACTGCTCAAGAGTTAGCAGGAAATAAAAAAGAAATAGAAAGACTAAAAAGAGATAAAAACTTTGCAGAAGAAAAACTTAAGGCATTTCAAAAAAAATATGACAAGATGGAACAGAGAAATACTTTTCTTGAAAGTAGAAATAAAATATTAGAACTAGTCGAGACATATTTACCACATAGAATAAATGTAATATCTAACATGAAAGATACTAGATATGACTATTCAATACTAGAGTTAAAGAAATTATCAGATGCATTGGATATGGAAAAGGAAAAATTAGAGAATAAAGGGGATGGAGAAGATGAACGAGAGTGAGTTCAAATTACAGTTCTACTTCAATCTCTATAAAGATAAATCAATGATTAATTCAAGTATGTTTAGAGCAAAGTTTAAGAAATTACATGGTGATTTTAAGCATTTGGACAAGCTAGTTGTAGCTATAGAAAACTACCAAATAAAAAAGTATGGTTGTACTTTAGGAAATGGATCTATGGATAAAAATAGTAGACCAGAGAGGATTAGAAAATTATGAGACCAAATGAATTAACTGAAAAGGAAATAAAAAAATTACAAAAAAAGTTTCCACAAATTAAAAAAAGAATACCTAAAAAAAGATTAACTAAAAAAGAAATACAATATAGACAAGCACAAAGAAAAGCAAAGTGCGAAAATGTGTGCATATTTCTAATAACTATATTCTTTTTAGGAATGGCTATGGCAAGCATATTTGTTCTTTACTTGATGATGACTTATAAGTGGTAAGGAGGAAAAATAATGTTTTATAATTTAAATGGAATTAGAACAGAAATCAAACAATTAGGCAATACAATTTCTAAACAATTGATAAATATTAAAAATGATATACCATATCAAAGTGAGATAGAAATAGAAAATAAAAAATTATTAGATAGTAATGTAAAACTTAAAGAACAATTAAAACAAATAGAAGGTTCATTAATATCATTACAAGAAGTAAATGAAAAGTTATTAAAATATATTGAAGAAATTGATGAGGTTAAACAAAGTGGAGGTATAAAAACTCAAACATTTGATTATTTTAATCCAATAATTAATAGATCTTTAAGACACGAAATAAAAATAATTCCTGAATTGAAAATAGCAAGATTAGTAGAAGCAGAGAGAGATGATTAAATGCTTATATTATATATACCATTAATATTCTGGGTGGTAATTGGTATAGGAGCGATTATAGGATTAATTATGATAATAAAGGAGTGGAAGGATGAATAAAGAATTAGTTTTTAAAAAAGAAATGAGAGCCTTTGATATTAATGTTGATGATATTAAACCTGATGAACATATTTTTGGAGCAATAGAAGAAGCAATGATAAAAATGAGAAATGAATGCTTAATTGATAGATTAGAAGTTGTATTAAACAATAATTTAATAGATATAAAAGATAAAATTACAGTTAATAGAACAATACTTGGTTGTAGGCTTTCATATGCTGATTTATCTAAAGATGTATCGTTTATTGTAAGACAGGATAATGAGCCAACTTACGAACAATTACAACAACAAAATAAAAAGCAAAAAGAAGTAATTAATAATTTTTTAGACATTGTCGATAAAAGTAAAATGTTGTTAAATAATCCTGATTTATTAGATTTATATTTAAAAATAAAAGAGGTGGAATAAATGACTAAGGAAGAGCAACAAGCATTTGAAGCGGGCAAGAAAGCAATAAAAAGATTACTTATAGAAGAAAAGCGAATGAAGGCAAAATTAGAAAGAATACAAAAAGATAAACTTGCTTGCATAAGAATTTTAACAAGCGATGAATATTGTGAAGAAATATTAAAAAAAGAGGTAGAATAATGACAATTGAAAATAATATTTATGTTAAAGTTTTAAACAAATTTCAAGACTTAATAAAAGGCAATGTGAAAGAAGTTAAAATAACATTATATGAGATGAAAATTTTAGATTTTGCAAGTTTTGAGTGTAATAACTATGCTGATATATTGAGAGAATTCTGCAAAGAACACAATATTATACAAGTTGAAGATTTAGTTAATGGAAATTATATTTTTAGATTAGGAGATGAGTAAATAATGAAAAAAATAAAAGCATATATATTATTAATATGGTTTATATTATCAATTCCAATAGGTGTTTTAATTTCTTTTAAATATAAAGATTTTAAAGTATTAGCATTAATTAATATAGTGCTTCCATTACTATTTATAATATCTGATAAAGAAATATGTTATATGAATTTAGGAGGTAAATAATGAAATTAGAAGTTGGAATGTATGTAAGGCTGGAAAATGATGTTGAAGATATAGTTGTTATAAATAAAATCGCAAATGTATTTGAAACAACTATATTAACTGAAAATGATGGCAGTAACAATCAAGGAGAATATACAAAAGAAAATGTAGTTAAAGCCAGTTATAACATAGTTGATATTTTGGAAGTTGGAGATTATGTTAATGGATATCTTGTTACTGCAATTTTAAGCAGCAATAATAAAGTATATGAGATACAAGTTAAAAGACCTAATAATAGAACTGGTGTGTGGATTGAAAGAATAAGAAATAATGGAGATATTAAATCAATAGTAACAAAAGAGCAGTTTGAAAATATGAAATATATAATAGGAGAATAAGTATGAAAATAATAAATAATACTAGTTTCGATTATGAAGTTATCGGCACAATAATAGATATTATAATGTCTGATACTCAAGGAACAACTCATTATGTAGGGCAAATAGAATGGACTATATTAGAAATTAATGGTCATAAAATAACAATAACAATAAGGTATTTAAAAAGTTATGTAGAATGGAGATTTGATGAAAAATGAAAATAATAGATTTACTGGTAAAAATATCGCAAGGCGAAAGAATGCCAAAAAAGATAAAATATGAAGGTTATGTTTGGGAATATTCTACAGATGGAAAAGATTATTACAGAAATGATGTTGATGGAGAATATATTTATCTATTTCAAGATTTATTTAAAAAGGAAACAGGTTTTTTTATAAATAATGAAGTAGAAATAATCGAAGAGCCAAAGAAGATAGAAAAAATAAAGATTTTAATTGATGAAATCAATATGGAATATGTAGCAAATGATAAAGGTGAAAAATTAAGTTATTCGGAGAGTGATTTAATATTTGCTGATAGAATCAATAAATTAATAGAAAAAATAAATAAATTAAAAGGAGAAAAGTAATGGAATTATGGATTAGAAGTCAAGATAAAAGTAGTATTGTTAAAGTTGATAATTTATATGTCAGTGTTGGAAATTATATTTGTTATTATGTAGAAAAAGGTAAAGAAGTACCTGGCACTTATTATAGACCAAGTGGAGGACTAGGAAGATATGAAACAAAAGAAAGAGCATTAGAAGTATTAACTGAAATACAAAATATGTTATATGCGGGATTAAAAGCAACTAACAATAATCAATTAGCAGGTACAACAAGTATTGTATATCAAATGCCAGAAAAATAGGAGGAATTATGAAAGATATAAATATAAATTATGAGGGCTTGAATTTTGAAGAAAAGATATCATTAAAAATAAATTATTTATTAAGTTTACCAGCAAGTGAAGCAGTAAAGAGTGCATTAATCAATTTGAAGTGGGTACTAGAAATATATCAAGAAGAAAAAATGAAAGGAAGAAGTAGATAATGGACAAAAGGCAATTATTAAAGCGATTATTTCAGTTGCCAAGAGAAGACATATTAGATATTTATGAAATATTAAATGGCTATAAAGAAAGAACAAATAAAAGTAATCAAGATACCTTGTTAATGAGATGTATCTTTATGAATGGTTATCATTCCACAACTGAATACTTAACAAAAAATAATATTACCAAAGATAATAAATTAGCCACAGCATTAAACTATGAAACATCTGATATCAAAACATATTTGAAATTAAAAAATATTTTGAATATAGACAATGAACTATTTAATCAAATCCTTTTAGAATTAGAGGAAGGAAAAGGCGAATAATGGACAAGTATAGAAAGAAAAAGTTATTGAAGATAAGAACTTCATTTCTAGAAAGATATAAACTTGCCAAACAATTTGGAGATAGTTTTTATACTAGGTATTTTGCTAAACAAATAAGAGACATAGATGAAGAATTGGAGGAAAAAGAATGAATAAGTATTTATTAGAAACAATAATTATAATCATAGTATTAGTTATAACAATATTTGCATTAAATATCCAAAAAAATAATTGTATAGAAAGGGGTGGCTCAGTAATGACTAACTCAATCGGTATCTATGAAAAATGTATATATGGAGGAAAACGATGGAAAGAAAAATAATTTATAAAGAAATAATAGGAGGTAAATAATGATAAAAAAAGAAATATATCCAAAAACAAAAAGAGTTAGTTGCAAAGGAGATAAAGTATATCTTACCGAAAAGATAGATGGTAGTAATTTAGTATTTTTTAAGAAAGATGACAAGTTATACTTTGCACAAAGGAATAATATTATTTGCATTGATGAAATTGAAGAACAAAAAGGAATGTTATATAAAGGATTGTATCAATGGCTATTAGACAATAAAGATATATTAGAAACTGAGTTACATAATAATAGTGCTATTTGTGGAGAATGGATAGGTATGGGCTGTTTAAAGTATCCAGTAGATGAGTTTGATAAAAGATGGTATATGTTTGCAAAAGCAAATATAGATCAAGATTATAATTTATATAATTTAATTTATGATCATGATTTATTTATATATCCATTTGTAAGTCAAGAAATACCTAATTTTGTTGGAATAGTACCAGAAGTTACTGAATTAGTTAATTTGCCAAATAAAGAACAACTAGACAGTATTTATGAGAAGTATACAAACAAAGTTAACAGAAATGTTGAAGGATTTGTAATTAATTATAAAAATATAATAAGTAAATATGTGAGAATGAAAAATGGTCAATTAAGAGAACATTTTGATAGAGGAGAATAAAAAGATTAAAGAAATAATAGGAGATGATAAATAATGAAGTTAATATTAGGAAAATTAAACAATGGTGCTATATTTTACTGGGATATATCTCATATGCAATTAAAACCATCTGTAGGAGATTATGCAATAGTAGAAAATAAAAATGATTATGATCTAGTAAAGATAATAGGAATAGTAGAAACTAGTGGAAAATATTGTAAACAATTAACTCATGATTGTGAATTAAAACAAGCTGTATGCTTATTAAAAAGAAATATGATTAGAAATGATTAACAATATCAGGGGGAATAAGGTTATGGAAAGGGGAAGTAAATGAATGTAGTAGAAGAGATAAAAGAAATAGTAGCAAAATTAGATAAAATAGATGATTATAATAATTCATTATGTGATAAATTGAGTGTAGTTGATAGTAAGACACAAGATCTACTTCATTATATAGAAAACAATAAAATAAATGTTCTTTGGTGTTATAGAATGCTAAAAGAAATTAAGTCTTTGAGACAAGAAAGAAGAAAAATAAAAAATGATATGGAATTGCTTTCAAAATACAATGAGCATAAAAATAAAATACTTTCTAAGGACAATAGACAATTTTTATTAGCAGAAGTATATAAAAAAGAAAAAACACTAGGGAAAAAATATGTTAACAAACAATACACGGAAGATGAAATGCAAAAAATAATAAAAGGGGTGTAGTAATGTATATAGAATATAACGAATTGCTGAAGCAATTTAAGAAAGCAGAGAGAAACTATAACGAAGCATTAGAAAAGAAAAGCGAATTAATATTATCTGTAATGCCAGGAGCGGTAAAGCCTAAAGAAGTTATGGTAACCATAAATACTTCACCAGACACTAATTTAATTAACTACACGAGTGAAATAGATGAAGTTGATAAATTGATTAACCAAAGTAGAAATACACGAGATATGTTGAATTATGAGCTTAAGAAGAAGTTAATCAAAATGAAAGAAGAAGGAGATGTATATGACAAAATATACATCTATAGATGGATAGAACATAGATCTGTGTATAAGTTTTATCGTTTAGTAGGGTATAGCAGGCCTCAAGTCTATAGATTTATATCGGAGATGAAAGAAAACCTATATAAAAATAATTATGAGACAAAATGAGACAAAACTAGGTTTATGATGTTATTGTGATAATATATAAAGTCACACACATAACTAACCCCTGGTACACTACCTATTAGTAGGTAGTATACTGATGATGTAGTTAAAAAAGCCTCTATTTCAAAGAATTCGGCCGATGAGGGATAGAAAGCGAACATCATTAGTATAGTACTTACTAATACGAGATTACATACCTCCTTTACTCTATTAAATGATATTTATCTTTTTCATTTAGTATGTAATCAGATTGACACATTAGTGTCTTTTTTTATTAAAAAAAGAAATGCAGGTGATAAGAATGAATTTAACAAATAATCAAAAGAAGTTTTGCCAAGAGTATTTAAAATTAGGTATGAATGCTACTCAAGCATATATGAAAGTATACAAGACCTGCAAAAAAGAGGAAACTGCTAGAACTAATGCCAGTAGAATGCTAACAAATGCTAACATAAAAAAGTATATTGAAGAACTACGATTAAAAGTAGAAGAAAAAGCAATTGTAAATATAGACATGGTAGTAAAAGAGTTGGCCGCTATAGCATTTACTGATAGAACAAAAATAGCGAAGTTGGTAAAAAGGACAGTTGAATCAAAAGATGGAAAAAAGATAGAATACGAAGATATTGAATTTGCTTATACAGATGATTTAGAAGAAATCGATAAAAAGGTGATAGCAGGGTATAAAAGAACAAAAAATGGAATAGGTGTTGAAACTTATGATAAAGTTAAGGCACTAGAATTATTAGGTAAATATTTAGGAATGTTTACAGAAACAGTTAAAATTGAAAATCCCGAAGCTACAAAGATATTATCATCTATATCTAGACAACTAGGTGGTAAGAGTGAATGAAGAATTTCCGTTAAGTGAAAAATATATAGATTTTCTTAAATATGATTGCAGTACTGAATTTCTCGAGGGGACAACTTTTGCTGGAAAGACTACTGTAGGAATACCAAAGTTCATGTTCAAAATATCAAATTATAAAGGAACTAAACCGAGTATTATATCAGGACTAGACTTAGGAACCATCGAAAAAAATATAATTAATTCAGATAAAGGTTTAATTGAAATATTCGGAGATTATAAAGAAGGTGGATGTGTAGAGTACAATCCAAATGGAAAAGGGAAGATAAGCCTTCCGCATATAATTTTCCATACAGAAAATGGTAACAAGATAATTTATGTACTAGGATATGATAATAAAGCAAGATGGAAAAAAGCATTAGGTGGACAAGTATTTGGATTATTTATAGATGAGTTTAATATTGCTGATATGGAGTTTGTTCGAGAAGCATTCATGAGAGCAGATTACAGACTATGTACTATGAATCCTGATGATCCGAATAAAGAATGTTATACAGAGTTCGTTAATAAATCTAGACCAATAGAAAAATACAAAAGTGATGGACCACTAAAATTATTAGAAATGTTAAATGAGACACAAGTTTCTGATTGGACTTGGTGGTATTTTACATTTAATCATAATTTAAGTTTAAGTGAAGATAAGAAAAGACAAATAATAGAGTCGGTTCCAGTAGGAACAAAGTTATATAAAAATAAAATACAAGGTTTAAGAGGAAAAGCAACCGGACTTGTATTTAATGTAATTACTGAGAAGCACATCATAAATGAAAAACAAGCAATGTTTGAGGATTGGAAAGAAAAGGAACCTAAAAAGAAAAGAAAGTTTATTAGATTTTCAATAGGTTGTGACACCTCATATTCAAAAAAATCTCACGACAAACTTACATTTGAATTTACTGGGATTACTGATGATAGAAAATGTATATTACTTGAAGAAGAAACTTACAACAACAAAGATAGAGAAATACCATTTGCTCCATCAGATGTTATACCTAAATTGATTAATTTTGCTGAGAAATGCAAAAACAAATGGGGATTTGCAAGATACATTTTTATAGATAGTGCTGATGCTGGAACAATAGCAGAAGCAAAAAAGTATAAAAGAAAAAACGCTTGTATTTATATGTTTGAAGGGGCATGGAAGAAAACAAAAAACTTAACAAGAGTGCAATTGCAACAATCTTGGTTAAATACTGAAGATTTTTTAATTGTAGAAACTTGCAAAGATTATATAGATGAAATGAATGTGTATAGTTTTACAGAAGATGGACAACTAGAAGATGGTAATGACCATAGTATACAAGGATGTCAGTATGCTTGGTTACCATTCAAAAACTTAATAGGAAATTGGGAAATGATAAAGCAAATGATAAAAGATATAAACGAGGAGTGAAAATATGGGATGGGTGAAAAATATGATAAGAAATTGGTTAGAGATTAAAAATCCTGGTTCAGTTAATTTTGATATAGAGCAATTGAATAACTTTGAAAGCCAGGCATTTATAAATATGATTTGGTATAGAGGTGAACCTAGTGAATTGGAACAACTTTATGAACAAGCCGATGATAGACTTGGAAATAAACACTTTTGGGGAAGTAAACCTACAGTTGGTATGAATATTAGAAAAATTCATACGGGCTTACCATCAATGATAATAGACACTTTGGCAGATGTTGCTACTGATGACTTGGATAAAATTGATGTTGAAAAAAGACAAGAAGAATGGAATGAAATATCTAAAGAAAATGATGTGAAAAGCTTGATAAGAGATGCAGTGGTGGGCACTTTAGTATCTGGTGATGGTGCATTTAAGTGGTCAATAGATACTAGTATAAGTAAATATCCTATAATTGAGTTCTATGATGGCTCTAGAGTTGATTTTGAATATGAAAGAGGTAGATTAATAGCAGTTATATTTAAAACTAAAAAAGTTATAAATAAGCAATATTATACTTTGCTAGAAAAATATGATAAAAATGGAATTACTTATAAATTACATAACAAAGAAGGTACAGAACTTGATTTGAAAGATTTCCCAGAATTAGCAAAAAAATATGAAAAGGTTACTAATCAAAATGATTTTTTAATGGCATTACCAATTATGTTTAAAAAGTCAAAGAAATATAAAGGAAGAGGAAAATCTTTATTAGATGGCAAACTTGATAATTTTGATGCTTTTGATGAGGTATGGTCACAATGGATGTTAGCATTGAGAAAAGGACAAATAAAAACATATATACCTGAATCATTATTACCTAGAGATCCGGAAACTGGATTGTTATTAAGGGGTAGTGATTTAGATAACGATTTTATTTCTGTAGAAGAAAGCATTGGAGAAGATGTTAAGAACAGAATAGAGACTACACAAGGTCAAATTCAGCACGAAGCACTATTGAGCACTTACATTACTGCATTAGATCAATGTTTAACTGGTTTGATTAGTCCAAGTACATTGGGCATTGACACAAAGAAAATAGATAATGCAGAAGCAACAAGAGAAAAAGAAAAAACAACTCTTTACAAAAGAAACCAAATAATTGAAACACTTACTAAAACAATAAATGATATTGTTAACATTACCTTTAAAGTGTATGACACTATGGAAAAGAATGAAATTACTGATATAGATGGTGTTGCAAGTTTTGGTGGTTATGCTAATCCATCGTTTGAAGCACAAGTTGAAACAATAGGAAAAGCTAAAACAAATGGTGTTATGAGTATAGAGACAAGTATTGAAGAGTTATATGGTGATACCAAAGATGAAAAATGGAAAAAGGAAGAAGTAAAAAGAATTAAAAATGAATCTGGAATAGTTGATATGGAAGAACCATCAATCAATGAAGATTTAGATTTAATTGAAAATGAAGAGATGTTGAAAGGTGGTGTTGAAGATGGTGGAAAGTAAGGAAAAACCAATAAAGGGATTAAAAATCAAATATGATGGAAAAACATATGAAAATATCACTTATTTTAGTATCAGTACTTGGGGTGGAAAAGAAAGAATTAATTTTACTGATAAAAAAAGCGATAATGTTGTAACAAACATTAATTGTAATTTTAGTGATATAAGAATAATTCAAAGTAGTGATAATTAATGAATGATTATAATATAAAAAAAATATATGAAGATATGGAGATAGAATTGATATCTTCGATGAAAAGAAACTATAAAAGACATCTTAAAGAAGAAAAAGATACCGGCTTTGAATATTCTCAATGGCAATCAGAAAAGTTGAAAGAATTAAAAAGATATCAAAGAGAAAATAAAGATATTATTGGTGGTTATACTAAGGGATTATCTGATGAAGTATCACAGCATTTAAAAAGAGAACTTAAGCAAGGCTCTATTAATGCAATTAATCAGTATAATAAAGTAATGGGCAAAAATTTGAAACCTAATAAAATAATGAATCATAGTTTTTTTAGAACAAATGATAGAAAGGTCAATGCTTTGATAAAAGTTGTAAATAATGACTTAAAAACCGCTAACACAGCAGTTTTAAGAATGGCAAATGATCAGTATAGGCAAGTTATTCATAAGAGTGCTTTTTTTGTTGCTAATGGAGTTTTTACTGAAAAACAGTCTGCTAGAATGGCAACTAAAGAATTAACTGAACTACAAAAAACTAAACTTGCTATAGATGAAGCAAATAAAGACTTTTTAAGTAGAGGATTTAACTGTGTCGAATATAAGAATGGCAGAAGAGTCAATATTGCCAGTTATTCTCAAATGGCTGTTAGAACTGCAAGCTTAAGGGCTCAATTAATGGGGGAAGGAGACTTTAGAAAATCCATAGGAAGAGTATTAGTCCAATCAACATCTCATGGTGGTGCTTGTCCAATATGTCAAAAATGGGAAAATAAAATATTTATTGATGATGTGTATTCTGGTGGCACAAAAAAAGATGGTAAGTACATGCTATTAAGTGAAGCAATGAAACAAGGGTTTTTGCATCCAAATTGTCGCCATGGCTTAACGACTTATTATCCGGAGGCTGATGATATAGAAAATTATTCTGATGAAGAATATGAAAATGATATTAATTGGATAAATAATAGAATTGATGAAATTAATAATAATGAATTAAATTATATTGATAGAAATATCAAAAAATTTGATAGATTAGAAAATGGTTCAATATCTCCTATTAATATTCAAATGTTTGCTAATAGAAAAGAACAATGGATAAACGAGAAAGAAAAACTTATTAATAATTCTTATGTTGATATAACAAATCAATGGTCTGATATTTCTGATGTAAATAATAAAGAAACAAAGGTATTAGAAAAAGATGAAATATTTAATTACAACGGAGAGAAATATATTATTGATGATCATTTTGTAAAATATAGAACAAAACAAAATGAAAGAGAGTTTGCTGATTGGTTGGTAAAAAAAACAGGATTAAATATACAATTAAATCCTGAAGTGGAATTTCCAGAAAATATTAGCGTTGCAGACTGTACTATATATAAGAAAAAACAATTTTTAGGAAACTATGATATGAAAATTGTTACTGGCAAAAGTAGCCAACTATTATTCCACAATGTTGATGGAAAAGAAAAACAAGCAAAAAAGTTTTTGTTTGAAGCTACTGACTCTCCTTTGACTATTAATGAATTAGTAAAACAAATTGATAAATTATTTAAGTGGAAAGCACCATGGGTTGAGGAAATTGGAATAAAGAAAGGTAAACAATTTTTAATATTCAAAAATATAAATACAAAAAAATAAAAGTTGTAACACTAGGTGAAAAGGTCACCACGACTACAACTTTTAATGTATACATTATAGCACAAAAACTATAATGTGTCAAATCGGAGCATAGCACAACTTGTTAGTGCACTAGTTTTGGGAACTAGAGGTTACAAGTTCAAATCTCGTTACTCCGACCATTAATATTATATGTAGAAAGGAAATAAATATGATAGCAATATTAATAATTATAGCAATTTTATTATTTTTTATAATGTGTGTATTATCTGCAATAAAAAATGAATTAGAAAAAACAAGATTGGAAAATAGAGAAATTGTTAATTTATTAAACAAAAGAAAATAGTGTTACCTTTATAGGTAGCATAGAGTAGATATAAAAAACGCTACATCTGAGTAGGCTGAAAAAGTTAGGCGTGCCGAACGGGAAGGGTAAAGACTTAATATCTACTCTATGGTGCTTATAAAAATAAGTCGGTAGAAATACTGGCTTTTATTATGCACTAAAATATAGTTTGACCGTATCTAATAAACGGAGTGTGGATGACCTTATCCAACATAGAAAAAGGAGAAATATGAAAAAAGAATTAATGCCGCTAAACATTCAATTATTTGCTGATAGTGGGGAAGAAAATAATGCAAATAACACTGCTGACAATGAATCAGTAGAAAATCAAAAAAATGCTAAAGATGATGGAGTAAAAGAAACTGATAAAAAAGTAGAAGAAAAAAAGTATACTGACAAAGAATTAAATGATATCAGTTTAAAAAACGAACAAAAGGCTTTAGCAAAGCAATTGAGGGATTTAGGTATTGATGATGTTGAAAAGGCTAAATCAATTTTAGCAAAGGCAAGAGAAGAAGAGGAAAAATCTAAAAGTGTTGATGAAAAAACACAAGAGGCTATTAAAAAAGCAGAAAAAGCCACTCTTGAAGCAATTAATACCAAAATCGAAAACGCTTTACTTAGAAAGAATGTTAAAGATGAAAAAATCACTAGAGCAGTAAGATTAGTAGACAAGAAAAACATTCTTGATAAGGATGGTCAATTAGATGAAAGTAAATTAAATACTGAAATCGAAGACTTATTAAAAGATTTTCCAGAACTAATTAGTAAAACGGAAGATAAACAAAAAGGTTTTAAAATTGGTGACGATGGAAAAGAAGAAACAAAAGATGAACTTGCAGATATGCGAAAAATTATGGGATTGAAATAAATCTCATTTTTTATTGCCAAAGAAAGGGAGATGATTAAAAATGGCAAATAGTATAGCAAAATTCAAAAAATATGTACCTTTATTAGATGAGGTATACAAAAATTCTGCATTAACTTCTATATTGGATAGTGATGATTCACTAGCAAAAGCAGGAGCAAATGCAAATGAAATTATAATTCCTAAAATCGATATGGATGCTTTAGGTGATTATGATAGAAATAGTGGCTACACCAATGGTGATGTGACTATGACTAATGAAACAGTAAAATTTAATTATGAAAGAGGTAGAATGTTTACTGTTGATGCAATGGATGATGAGGAAACTGCCGGACTTGCTTATGGTAGGTTAGCAAGTGAGTTTATTCGTACAAAAGTTGCACCAGAAGGCGATGCTTTCAGATTTGCTACATATGCAGGAGTTAGTGGTATTTCAAAGGTTGCAACACCAGCTACTTTATCAACAGGAGCTGATGTTATAAGTGCTTTAAGAGCAGCAACAAACAAAATGGATGAGGATGAAGTGCCTTACGAGAATAGAATATTATTTATTACTCCAACATTAAAAGGTTTAGTTGATGATCTTGATACTACAAAATCAAAAGAAGTATTAGCAAGATTCTCACAAATTGTACTTGTACCTCAAACAAGATTTTATACTGCTATTGATATGTTAGATGGTAAAACTAGTGGTGAAACTAAAGGCGGTTACAAAAGACATGCTAAAGGTTCAGATACTGGGGATACAAACGGAGCAGATATTAACTTTATGGTAATTCATAAAGGTGCAGTAATGCAATATAATAAACATATCGCACCTAAAGTTATTACACCAGAGGCAAATCAAACTTCAGATGGATGGAAATTCGGTTATAGAAAATATGGACTAGCAGATGTTTATGAAAACAAAGTAGCAGGAATCTACTTACATCATAAAGCAGCACCAACTGCATAATAGGAGGGATAAAATGAGAACTGTTGGATTAATTATAAAAAGTCAACCTAAAAAGGATGATAAATCAAAAGAAAAAGATATAAAAAGTCAACCTAAAAAGGATGATAACGATGGCGAAGTTCAAAAATAAAAAAACTAATCAAATAGTAGAAGAAAATTTGAACTTCTATATTGAAAACTTAAGAAAAAATAAAAGCTTTGAGGAGATAAAAGAAGGCATTAAGCCTTCTTCTCTAAAAAAAGTTGAAAAAAAAGAAGTGGAAAAGAAACCACTTCAATAGGAGGTGGCTTAAATGACACTTTATGTTGATAAAAAATATTATTTAAATACATTTAAAGGTAGTTTGTTATCTGATGATGAAATAGACAAATATTTGGAATTAGCACAAGAAAAAATTGATAGTATAACATTTAATAGAATTGTTAAAATAGGCTTTAATAATTTAACCAATTTTCAGAAAGAAAAGATAAGTAAAGCAATTTGTTGTCAAGCAGAATATGTCAAAAGGAATGGATATAACAATGAAGAAAATAGAGATATTTCTTCTTATTCTGTCCTTGATATATCTGTAAGTGTTGATAGTTCTAAAAAAAGTATTGCACAAAAATTAAGTATGTCGGAAATAGCATATGATTATGTGCATAAAACTGGTTTGGATAGTAGGTTAAGGTAATGGCAAACAATATTAAGGTGTTACCATTTCCTGATTTTCTTTTAAATACAGATTATTCACTAGTTTTAAATGATATAGGAATATCTGAAGAAGGAGAACCTATAGAAAATTTTAAAACTAGTGGTAAATGTATTTTTAGTGAAAAATCCAAAAGAATTATTGATTCTAATGGCAAACAAATAACATTGCTAGGAAAAGTTATTATTAAGGGAGATATAGCACCATCATTAAGTAATATTAGTGATGGCGTTATTACTATAAATGGATGTAATTATGAGATACATGCAGGTTATAGACCTAGAAATCCTAATGGAACTATACATCATACGGAGTTCGAAATAAAATGAAAGTTAAAGTTACAAGTAAAATAGATCCTAAAGGTAATGCTTATGTTAAGAAATTAATGCAAGAAGCTTTAGTTGAAACTGCTGATGCGTTAAAAAGTGATTTAGAACAAAGTCAAATAATGCCATTTGATACTGGAGCATTGCAAAATAGAAGTACATTTATTGATGATTCTAAAAAAAACAGTGGCGTTGTGTCTATTGTATCTGATACTGTATATGCTAGGAGACTTTATTTTCATCCTGAATATAATTATCAAAAGACACATAATAAAAATGCTGGTGGTGCATGGTTTGAATCATATATCAACGGTAATAAAAAGAAATTTGCTACTAAAACTTTTACAAAAATATTGAAAGGAAAGTTAAAATGACTTTAAAAGAATATAAAGATTACTTTAAAAGTGAATTTAAGTGGATTGACTCTATTAGTATAGGTAAAATTGATAATAATAAAGAAAAAGCAATATGTTTTTATAATTCCAAAAGAAATAATAGTTATATTGGAGTATTTGGAGGTGCAAAAAATAAATCTACAAATATTAAACCAATTACTATTCTATTAAGATATACTAAAAATCAAAATGATGCTGAAATAATGGCACAAAAAATATATGACTTCTTTAATGAGAGGTCGTTTTTTATTAATGAAAAACGAGTATTTGTACAAATGTTGTATGGTGAACCTATTAACTTAGGAACTGATGATAATAATGTGTATGAATACTCTATAGAATTAAATTTTTATGAAGAAAGGTAAGTGATAAATATGGCAAATATTACAATCGGACAATATTCAGTAAGTAATTGTAAGGTCAAAGTCAAAACATCTGGTGCTTCTGGACAAGCAGTTTATAGTGAAGTAGCAGATTTAGAAGAATTTAGTTTAAGTATTGAAAGCAATACTGAAACTTGGTATTCAATAAATGATGGTGGTTGGCAAAATGCTTTACTAACCGCAAAAGCATTGAGTGGTTCTTTTAGTGGAAAAAGAACACTAGGTGACACAGGAAATGACTATGTAGAAGGACTAAGATATAAACTAGCTAAAGATGCTGAGGCTGATTGGGAAATTGATTTTCCAGATGGTTCTAAGTTGGAGTTTACTGCTGTTACTGCTTTAACTGACATATTAGGGGCTGCAACTGATGTAGCACCATTAAGTGGTGATATTACTTGTAAAGGAAAGCCAACTTTTACAGCAGCTACAACAGGGTAAGGATATTTAAATCTTTACCCTTTTTTATTTTATAAAAAGAAAGGATGAATATAAATGAGAATAATTGATACTGGAATAACAAAAGAAATATTAAGTGGAGATAACCATCCACAATTAAAAATTGGAGACAAACTTTATACTGTTGATGATAGACAGAAAACTTGGGAAAAAATACAAGAAACTCAAGAAGATAAGGAATTGAATGAAAAAGAAAGAACTTCAAAAATTTATGAATTAGCATTAGGAAAAGAGGCAAGTAAAGAAATAGAAGATTTAGATTTACCTGTTTCAAGTGCGATGCATTTATCTTATTGTATTATAGGTGCAATCATTGGAGAAGATCCTAATTTACTAGAAAAACAATCAAAAGAACAAATGAGAAAAAACTAATAGTCCCAGAAACTTATTATGATTTAAGGTTTGATTGGGACTTGATTGTCTCTAGTTTTGCTCAACAATACGGAATTAGACTTTATTACGAATATGAAAATATTCCTTGTCAGGAGTTTAGACAACTATTATCTGGATTAAATGGTGAAACACCACTTGGATATGTTGTACAAATCAGAGCGGAAACTGATTCAAAGAAAATAAGACAAATGACAAAAAAAGAAAAAGAAATTCGTAGTGAATGGGCTGAATTTAGAAGAAAAAATAATAAAATCAAAAAAATAGAACTAAAAACTGAAGATATTTCAAAAATATTTTCAAAAATGTTTGGATAGGAGGTGCATTTTATGGCAAAAGCAACTACTGTAGGTGCGGTTGGAGTTGATTTAAAACTAAATGATTCTAACTATGATAAACAGTTAAATAATAAATTAAAAAGTAGTGAAAATGCTTTTTCTGGTACTTTCAAAAAAATAGGTGGTTTTATTGCTGGAGCATTTGCAGTCAAACAAGTTGTCAACTTTACTAAAGAATGTGTTTCAAGTGCTAGTAAAGCTCAAAGTGCTTTTACAGGATTAAATAGTATTGTACAAGGTACTGGCAATTCATTTTCAGAAGCACAAGATTTTATTAAAAAGTATACTGCCGATGGTTTAGTATCTATAGAAGAGACTGCTACTGCATATAAAAATCTATTATCTAGAGGATATGACACTTCTCAAATTGAGGATACTCTTACTCGACTAAAAGATAGTGCTGCCTTTGGTAGACAAGCATCATATGATTTAGGAGAGGCTGTAGTAACTGCTACGGAGGGTCTTAAAAATGAGAATAGTATTCTTGTTGATAATGCTGGTGTTACTAAAAATGTTGCAAAGATGTGGGAAGATTGGGCTAAAGCACATGGTACTACCACTTCTGCAATGACGCAAGCCCAAAAAATACAAGCTGAATACAATGGGATAATGAAAGAAACAAGGTTCCAAGTTGGTGATGCTAGTGCATATACAAAAACTTTTTCGGGACAAATACAACAATTAAAATTCAATTTTAATCAGATGACTGTTGCAATTGGAAAGGTAGTTACACCAATAGCACAATTATTTATTCCGATTATAAATAGTGCTATAAATGCTGTAACACGACTATTTGAGAAAATACAAGTAGTTATGGGTACATTTGGTTTAAAAATGCCTGATGTAGTATCAAAGACCAGTGATAGCATTGCTGGAATAGGAACAAGTGCTAAAGATTCTGCGAATGATGCAGTAGCATCTGCAAAAAAGATTAACAAAGCATTTGCTGGAGTAGATGAAGTAAATGTTTTAAAAACTAAAGATAGTTCTTCTGGTTCTGGTGATGGTGGTGGAACTGATACTAGATCTAGTACTTCAATAGTAACTCCTACTATTGATGATAGTGGAACAATATCTATATTAGATAAAATAAAAGATAAAGTAAAAAGTGCTTGGAATAGTGAACCAATAAGTGCATTTGTAGGAGCGGTAACTAATTATGGCTCTTTTTTATGGGATTACTGGAAAACATTAGGCACAGATTTTGTATCAAATTCAAAGACTACTTGGGATAATATAAAAGGAAATGTTTCAATTACTTTAACTAATATGTCTGGTTTTTGGACTACTTTTTGGACTGATATATCAAATGGTATTCAAACATGGGGACAACCTATTATAGATGGTGTTAGTGGTCTTTTTAATTCTATATGGACCACTGCAATAGACCCTGCATTACAACTTATAACTCAAGGATGGGCTGATTTTAGTGGTATCTTAAAAACTTTATGGGATAAACATGGTGCACCACTTGTAAATAATATAGGTGAATTTGTTACAAATATAATAAGTTTGTTTCAAAAAGTATGGGATAATGTTTTGGAACCAATAATTACACCATTTTTAGAAACAATGTCTTGGTTATGGGAAGAACATTTAAGTAAAGTTGTAACAAAAGTTGGAGATTTTATAGGAAAATTAGTTAATGGTGCTTTGGAGATATACAATAAATTTATTTATCCTATAATGAGTTGGATTTATGATAAATTAGCACCAGTTTTTAGTTATTTAGGTAACTTGATAAGTGGTGTTTTTGGTAGTGTTGTGGCGGTAATAAGTGATGTTGTGGGTTCGATATTTAGAACTCTTGGCGGAATTATTGACTTTATAACAGGTATATTTACTGGCAATTGGAAAAAGGCTTGGCAAGGTGTTAAAGATATATTTGGAGGTATTGTTGATAGTTTAGTTGCTGTGTTTAAATTTCCTATTAATTTAATTATTGATGGTATAAATGCTTTTATAGGAGGACTTAACAAAATTAAAATACCAAGTTGGGTACCGGGAGTTGGAGGAAAAGGCTTGAATATAGGTAAAATACCAAAATTAGCACAAGGTGGTTATTTTAAAAAAAATGATCCACAACTTGCTATTGTTGGTGATAACAAGCGTGAACCAGAAATAACAACACCAGAAAGCAAAATATATGAGCAAGCAATGAAAGCTATTAAAGATAGTAATTCTTTAAGTAATACCAAAGAAATGAGAATTATTTTAGAGGTAAGATATGAGGACGGAAGAAAAATTATAAAGAAAATCAATCAAGCACAAATAGAAGAAGGAGAAGTTCTATTGTTAGTATAGACTTCTCTTTTAACTTAATTAAGAGGTGAAAAGATGAAAAAAAATCAATTTAAAATAAATAACACTATTTATACTGCTGATGGCATTGGTTGGGAATATTCTATGCAAGAAGGAGATAATGCTGGTAGAAGTGATGATGGAACTATGTATCATGATGTCATAGGTATGATAAAAAAAGTATATTACGACTTTAAAGATTATAGAGATGAAATGAAAGCTGCAGAACTAATTAATCTACTTGAAGAGACAGATTGTAGTGTGACATTTTATGATTTGAAAGAAAAAGGCTTTGTTACTAAATCAATGTATGTTGCTGGTGATAAAATAACTGCTAATCTTATTAATGATGAATTTCACACTGATCCATTTCAAATTAGATTTATTACAAATGGAGTTGAATAATTATGTATGCTATAAGTAATAATTATAAAAATGAATTGGAACAAAAGACATCATTAAAAACAAAAAGTAAAATTGTCGTAGATAATGTAGAATATGTATCCGAAATAAAAACTACTCCTAAAATAACACACAAAAATAGTGCAATGATTGGTGGTTTTCCAATTAAAACTTGCAATTTTGAAATATATGATATTAATGGGAATTTAGACTTTAAAGATAAAGAAATAACTATTTATAAAGGGATTGAAATAAATGGTGTGATGGAATATGTTCCACAAGGTATATTTATTCCTAGAGCAGAGCAAATTACTACTAATGTATCTCAAAAAACAATAAGCTTTAAAGATATACAAGACAAGGGACAACTTTTTAGTGATAAGTATGAAAGTCTATTAGTTTGGTCAAATAATGAAACACATACTGGTTTAGAAATTGTTCAAGAAATATGTACAAAATTGGGAATAGAATTAGAAACGACCGATTTCAATTGGTATGACTATGATTTTAGACAACCTAATTTTGATGAAACCACAACATATAGAGAAGTTATAAGTAGATTGGCTGAAATAGGTGGAGCCGTTGCTTTTATTAATCGTAATGGTAAATTAGCAATTAAAAACCAATATAACACTAACCATACTGTTTCTAACAGCCGTTATATCAAATTGAGTAAGGAACAACAATTTGGTCTAATTAATGTTGTGACATTAGGAAAAAAAGATATGAATAATGATATATCTTATCCTACAATTAAACCTGAAAATGTTGTTGAATGGAAAATATTAGACAATCCATTTGTTGATTTATATAAAGAAGAAATGATAAATACAGTTGCTAATTATATTATGGGCATGTCTATTATACCATTTGAACTTACTGATTTTGTAGATGGCTTTTGTTATGACCTTAATGATATTATTAAAATTACCGATAAAAAAGGTAATTTTTTTAATGGTGTGATACTTAATTACGAAACTACTAGCAGAATTAGAAGTAAAATTGGTGCTGATGTACAAGAAAAAAGTACTACAGATTATAAACTTGCTGGAAGTTCAAAAGAAAATACAAACAAAATTAAATTGGATGTAGATCATATAAAAAATGAAATTAATGCAGTAGTAGAAACGCAAAATGAACAATCAAGTCAATTATCCCAAGTAACCCAAACAGTTAATGATTATGATATATCAATAAAAAATGTACAGAAGAGTTTAGAAACTACTAATGGGACAATAGAAACTCTTGAAGGCAAAATAACAGATATGAACTTCAACTTTAGTACTAAAGGCTTATCGATAGGTACATCAACAGATCCTAATAATTCATTATTAGATAATTTCGGTATAAGAGTATATAACTATGCGAAATTAAACGCAATTTTCAACAATAAAGGTTCTGGTATAGAAAAACTTATTGTTACTGGAACTGCCCAGATTGGCTATTTAAAGTTTGTTAAATCTACCAAAAACAATAAAAAAGTAACAAAAATCTTCCATTTAAAAGAATTGATTGAAGATTTAGAGGACTTGGAGGTGTAGCAAATGGCAACATTAACAACAAGTTGGCAATATCTAGGCCAAAAGTATATTGGTAATAGTGGTGGTAATCTATATGTAAGATTATATGCTAGGTATTCAGAACAAGATATAGCAAATAATAGAACTTATGTTTATTATCAAGCAAGAAGTTACTACGATAGAACTTATATTCAAGATGATCAAGGTACAATTGGTGTAAGTGGTACAGGAGCAAGTTATCAAAGTGCAGGTTGTACAAGGCCCACTACTGGAGAATCAGTAAGTGTAACTACTAGCGGTTGGGTATATCACAATAACGATGGAACTTGTAGTGTAACTGGTAATGCTTCAATTAGTTTCCCTAACTGGGGTTGGAGTGGTACTATTACTGCTAGTGCTAATTTACCACAAATACCAAGAGCAAGCGGAGTCGCTTGTAGTAGTCCTTATATAGGTGATAATGCAGTAATTAGTATTGACAAAAAAGCATCATCATTTACAAGCAGAGTTACTTACAAGATTAAAAATTTGGTGGGAAATATTGAAGATAAAACTAGTGAAACTACGATACAGTTTAAAACCAGTGAAATTGAAGATAAAATATATGCATTAATTCCTGATGCTAAAGAAATAAAAGGTAATATTTTGTGTACAACCTACAATGGTGATACACAAATTGGTGATACACAAGCTACAGAATTCAATTTATATGCTAAAGAAAGTGTATGTAAGCCCGATGTATCTGCTACTATAGTTGATACTAATACAAATGTTACGAGTATAACTGGTAGTAATACTAAATTCGTTAAGTATATATCTAAACCAAAAGTAACTGTTTCTGCCACTGCTAAAAAGAGTGCTACTATCAAAAATTATTCAATTAATTTGAATGATGGACAAGCTTCTAATTTGCAAGAAAATACTTTTGATGCTATAGGTTCAAATAAAGTAAGTGTATCTGTAACTGATAGTAGAAATTATTCTAATTCAGCAGATGTAACTTTAGATATGATTGATTACATCAAGTTACACATAAATACTATTTCAATTACTAGACCAGAGGGAACATCTAATGAAGCGGTATTAAATTGCAATGGTGCATACTACAACGGCTCATTTACAGATACTAAGGCTAATTCATTAAGCGGTAGTTTTAAATATAGAAAATCGGGAACTACTGATTGGACTGATGGTGGTAGTATAACTGCTACTATTACTGACAATACATTTAGGGTAAGTAATTTACTATTAGGTAGTTCATTTGCCTATGATGAAGAATATCAGTTTCAAATATCTTTTGAAGATGTGTTTGTAATTGCTACTGAAGCGGTCACATTACCAAAAGGTCAAGAGGCAATGGCAATTGGTGAAGATGGTGTTGATGTGTATGGAAAACTTAATCTGAATGATTATCCAGTGCTTTTCTTCACAGTAGAGGAAGATTGGCAAGAATAAGAAAAGGAGATGTAAAATGAAAAAAGTAAACTATGAGTTAATGAGGGGGGGGGTCGTTTACTAACAAAAACGATAATCTCTCTAAACATGATTGGAGGGAGTATTATTTAGTACTTACTCCAATGGGAGCAAGTTATGGCTTGTAAAGGTGGAACACTAAAAAGTGGTACTGATAACTACTATCCAAATGCTTATTATAAAGTTGGAGACTTGTTTCTAACTACAAGAAATGAAAATCCATCTTTAAGATTTGGCGGCACTTGGGAGTTGTTCGGAAAAGGTAAAACTTTAGTGTGTGTAGATGAAAATGATAATGACTTCAAAATTGTTAAGCAAACAGGCGGAGAAAAGAAACATAAGTTAACAATTGAAGAAATGCCGAATCATACTCATACAGAGAAATATGTTGGAGTTGATTGGTTCCAACATGGTACAAGTGGTGATTGGAATGTTTCCTCTGCATTAGAACCATATCGTGAAACTGGTAATACTGGAGGAGATAAATCACATAACAACCTACAACCGTACATAACTTGCTATATATGGATTAGGACTGAATAATGCGAACTTTAATGAAGGTATTGAAAAATTTGTTTGGAAATAATACAAAGATATCTGCAAGTGACATAGCAATTAAAAATTCAAATAATAAAGGTATGAGTCTTGACAATTATCTAAAAAAAAGTACCTTGTATGACAATCCAGATGGAACAAATGCCAATTTTACATTAACCGATAGTGCTTCTAACTATGAATATTTAGAAATATTTTTTGGTTATGGTAAAAATGGTAATTTTGGAAACAGCAGTGTAAAACTTTTTTATGAGTATCAACAAAGTGCAAACCTGATATTAGGAATCTATGATGGCACTAGTGCACAACAAATGATGACCACTGTTGATGTAGATAATAGAAATGTATCAATTAGAAAATGCGGTTTGGTAGACTTGACTACACATGATAAATATACAATAAGTTATATAAAAATATACAAGGTTGTTGGCTATAAATAAAATAGAGAGATTAATATGTTAGTAAGCAAAATTATGCAAGTATTAAGTAATTTATTTGGATTAAATAAAAAAATTAGTGCTAATGATATAGCAGTAAAGAGTCCAGATAATAAAGTAAGGTTATTAAGTGAATGTGTAGTTGTTGATAGTGGAACTAATTCAAATGGAAGTTGGATTAAATATGGTGATGGAACAATGATTGTATTGCAAGAATATCTTGATACAAAAACTATTTATGTTGCAATGGGGACTCTAAAAAGAGTTGGTTTAAAGGCACCTCCTGATTTTCCACGAGAATTTAAAGAACCACCAATAGTGCAAATAACTTTACAGCATGCCTGGCTAGCATGGTTGATGGGTATTGAAGGTAATGCAACTACAACAAATGCTACTGGTAAAGAATTAATTCCGATAGCTAGTGTAGAGCAAACAACACTTACTGATGTCAAAATACATATTTTAGCGATAGGGAAATGGAAATAAAAGAAAGAGGTTGAGTAATGAAAAAAGAAGAATTAGAAAGATTGGTGGAAGCGGATCAAAGAAGTAAATCCAATACAAAAAGACTAGACAAATTGGAGCCAAAAGTCGATGATATTCATAGCTTAGCATTGTCAGTTCAAGCAATAGCAACTGAAATGAAAGCAATGAGAGAAAATATGACACAAATAGATAATAGAGTGTTAGCAATTGAGGCTAAGCCCAGCAAGAAACTGGATTCTATTTGGGGATTTGTAGTGTCGGCTTTAATAGGCGGTATTATAGCATTTATATTTGTAAAATTAGGAATGAAGTAGGAGGTGATTTAGATGGAATTAAGTACACTAATAAGTTTGGTAACAATTATAGTTGCATGGCTTTTAGGATATATTTCTAAAAGATCAACTTGGGTAAATAACAGAATTATTCCTATTCAAAATATTTTAATAGGGGTAATAGTAGCGATTATAGAATGGGTTGTTACTAAAGATTTTAAAGTTGCTATTGCTTTGAGTGGAATAATAGCAGGTGGAACATATGATGTATTTCATAATTTAGAAAAAATAGTAAAAGGAGAGTAGATAATATGGTAAATATAATAAAACAAATAGTACCAGAAAGTAAATATGGTATAAAATGTCCTTATGAAATGATTCCAACTAGAATAGTAGTTCATAATACTGCTAATGATGCTACTGCAAGAAATGAGATAGCATACATGACAAACAATAACTATGAAACATCATTTCATTATGCAGTAGATGATAAAGAAATAGTGCAGGGACTACCACTAGATAGAAATGGTTGGCACAGTTCGGATGGAAATGGAAAAGGAAATAGAGAGGGTATAGCAATAGAAATTTGCTATTCCAAATCTGGCGGAGATAGATTTATCAAAGCAGAACAAAATGCTGTCGATTTAATAGTTTATTTACTAAAAAAATATAACTGGGGAATTGATAGAGTAACTAAACATCAAGATTATTGTGGTAAATATTGTCCTCATAGAACATTAGATATGGGTTGGAATAGATTTATCAATATGATAAAGGCCAAACTAGAAGATAATTTACAAGTATCAACCAACATCGTTAATTGCTACTATAAAGCAAGAACTCAAAAACATCAATGGTTACCAGAAGTAAAAAATTTAGAAGATTATGCTGGTTACGAGAACAGTCCTATAACTGGACTTGCTATAAGAGTTGACAAAGGAACTATTAGATATAGAGTACATCTTAAAGGAAAAGGTTGGTTACCTTTTGTTACTGGTTATGACGTTAATGATTATAATAATGGTTTTGCTGGTGATGGAGTAAATGCTATTGATTGTGTAGAATGTTACTACTATACCCCTAATGACATAAGACCTTATAAAAAGGCTAAATATAAAGTAAATAATTATCCTTATCAATACGATGACGAAAAAATTAATGGTCAAGATGGTTATGCTGGAGTATATGGAGTAACTGCTACTAAGTTTCAAATGGTTATAGAATAGAAGTAGACTTAAGTGTCTACTTCTTTTTTTGTGTCATAATTTGCTTTTTTCTTTGATTTGTGCTATAATACTCAGCCAAATGAGGGGATAATATGGTGGAAAAAAGAATAAATGATAAAGATATTATTTATAGATTAACAAGAAGAAAAGATAATGTTT